CCTCAAGTATCTGCTTCTACAGAAAGAGTTTTAATGTCAGCAATCTTTAATGATATTATAATTGCTGCAAGAGGTGGTACAGTTTATAGTGGAACTACATCTGGATCTTGGACATCAAGAGCAACAAGTAAAGGTACAACTTATACTTATGATTTTGATAAATATAATTATAATGGTACAAATAAAATTATAATTGCAACTGGAGAATCTGCAGCATTTACTTTAGATACAAGTTATACTGAAGATATTATAAATGCAACAGGTGGTGGTACAGCCCCAACTAATGCTAAGTATGTTAAATCATTTGCTAATCATATGTTTTATGGTGGTATGTCTAACTCAACACATAGTGTTATTTTTTCAGGACCATTTACAGAAGATGATTTTGATACAAGTGCTGGTGAAATAAAAGTTGGTGATGTTGTTACAGGATTAAAAGTATTTAGGGATGAATTATTTATATTTTGTCAAAGAAAAATTTATAAAGTAACAGGAACAAGTTCTAGTAATTTTGCATTAGCTGAAGTTGCAAAGAACGTTGGTACAATAGCACATCATTCTATTCAAGAGGTAAGTGGAGACTTATTATTCTTATCTGCAGATGGGATTAGAACAGTTGCTGGTACAGAAAGAATAGGTGACGTTGAACTAGGTACTGTATCTAAACAAATACAAGATAGAATTAATGATATTACTTATGATAATGTTACGTCATTAGTTATTAGAGATAAATCTCAATATCGTTTATTCTATCCTAAAACAACAGGAGTTGAATCTAATCAAAAAGGTATTATTGCAGTTATTAAAGTAAATCCTAATACAGGTCAATTAGGATATGAATATGCAGATATAAAAGGATTAAAAGTTTCTTGTTGTGATTCAGATTATATAAATAATGTTGAGACAGTAGTTTCTGGTGGTTATGATGGCTATATATACAAACAAGAAACAGGAAATGTTTGGACAAGAGCTAGTGCTACTTTTAATTTAGACTCAACTTATAGATCTCCAGATATGACTATGGGAGATCCTGGAATAAGAAAGTCAATGGAAAGAATTAATTTAAACTGGAAACCTGAAGGTGAAGTTTCAGCTAATATGTATCTTCAGTTTAATTATAATGATGTAAATACTCCTCAACCTAGTGTTATAACTTTAGAATCATCTGGTAGTGGGGCGTATTATGGAACAGGTATTTTTGGAACATCTGCATTTGGTCAAGGAGATTTACCTATAACAAGAAAATCAGTTGAAGGATCAGGATTTGCAATTGCATTAAAAATAACTGATACAAGTAACAATATACCTTGGTCAATCCGAGGATTTCAATTAGAGTTCGTACCAGGAGGGAGACGATAATGGGAGCAACATATACAAGACAGAGTTCATCTGGCATAGTTGACGGTGGAGTTATTGAGGCAACAGATCTTAATAATGAATTTGATCAACTTCTAGCTGCCTTTGCAGTATCTACAGGACATACTCATGATGGTACTGCTGCAGAAGGTGGACCAATTACAAAATTATTAGGTACTGCAATCACTATAGGTGATGGTACTTCAGGCACAGATATTGCTGTAACCTTTGATGGTGAATCAGCAGATGGTGTACTTACATGGATGGAAGATGAGGATTACTTTAAATTCTCTGATGATATATTAGTTAATAGCACAGAAAAATTAATGTTCCAAGACACAGGAACTTATATTTACTCTAATGCTGATGGAGATTTAGATGTTGTTTCCGATGGTACAGCAGTTGATTCAATTAATTTAGAATCAGCAGGTGGTATAACATTAGATGCAGGTACAGCTGGAAGTGGTATTATATACGAAGATGATGGCACGGCTATGTTGTCTATTATAAATTCATCAAGCGATGTTGTTCTTACAACAAAAGTTCAAGATAAAGATTTTATCATAAAAGGTGATGATGGTGGAAGTGCTATAACAGCTTTAACCTTAGATATGTCTGAGGCAGGAGCAGCAACATTTAATAATAAAGTTGTAGCAACTGAATTAGATATTTCTGGTAATATGGATATTGACGGTACATCTAATCTAGATATTGTTGATATTGATGGTGCTGTTCAAGTTGATAATACAATAACAGTAGGTGCCGATGATCAAGGATATGATGTTAAATTCTTTGGAGATACAGCAAGTGCTTACATGCTATGGGATACATCAGCAGATGATCTTGTATTAGCAGGTGCAGCAGGAATAGATCTTGCAGGTGATATTGATGTAGATGGTACAGCTAACTTAGATGCTGTTGATATTGATGGTGCAGTACAAATTGATAATACGGTAACGGTTGGTGTTAATGACACAGGTTATGATGTTAAATTCTTCGGTGCAACTTCTGGAGCATATATGCTTTGGGATGAGTCTACTGATGATTTAGTATTAGCTGGAGCCTCAAAATTATATTTATATGATGCAGCAGGTGGTGAATATCTTTCATCTTCAGGATCAGCATTAACAATTGGGTCAGGTTCGGCAGCATGGGAATTACCAACTTCTGATGGATCTGATGGTCAATTACTAAAAACTGATGGTTCAGGAAATTTAGATTGGACTACAGTATCTGGAACAATTACAGCTTTAAATAATCAATCCGCTAACCGATTAACAACGATAGGTTCTACAACAACAGAATTAGATGGTGAAGCAAATTTAACTTTTACAGGTTCAGCATTAACATGTATCGGAACAGTTACCGTTGGAGTCGATGATACAGGACATGATGTTAAATTCTTTGGTGCAACTGCAGGAAGTTATGCTTTATGGGATGAGTCAGCAGATTCATTATTATTAACAGATTCAACTCCATTAAAAATTGGAGATAGTCAAGATTTAACTTTGTACCATGATGGTACGAATTCTTATATTACAAATTCACAAGGTGCTTTAAAAGTTGCAACAGAAACTTCTGGTATTGCAGTTACTATTGGGCACACAACTTCAGAAACAACGATTGCAGATAATGCAACAATCACTGGAAACTTAAGTGTCGGTGGAAATTTTGATGTTACAGGTACATTAGACTTTAGTGACTCAGCAATTACAAATGCAGGAGATATACAATTAGATTCAATTACAGGTGATGGAGATACAGATACTGCAATAACTTTTTCAGGATCAAATGTTATTACAGTTAAAGCAAATAATGCAGATCAAGTTACATTTACGGATGGGGCTATTGTTCCATCTTCAGATAATGATATTGATTTAGGAACATCTTCTGTTGAATTTAAAGATGCATTTTTTGATGGTACCGTAACTGCAGATGCTTTTGCAGGACCTTTAACAGGTGATGTTACAGGTAATGTAAGTGGTACAGCGGCTACAGTAACTACTGCAGCACAATCAAATATAACAAGTTTAGGTACTCTTACAACTTTAACAGTTGATAATGTTATTATCAATGGTACAACAATTGGTCATACAAGTGATACAGATTTACTAACATTAACTGATGGAGTATTAACAGTTGCAGGAGAAGTTTCAGCAACAACATTAGATATTGGTGGAACAAATATTGGCTCAACAGCAGCAGAACTTAATCTATTAGATGGTTCAGCTAAATCTACCTCTTCAATTACATTAGCAGATTCGGATGCTTTAATTGTTATAGATGGAACTACAACAAAACAAATTCCTGTTTCAGATATTAAAACATACAATCCAGGTGGAACTGCTTGGCAAGCTGTTGTTACAGGTAATACAACAATGGTTTCTGGAAGAGGTTATTTTGTAAATACAACTTCAGCTGCAATTACAATGACATTACCTGCATCACCTTCATTAGGAGATAGTGTAACCGTTATTGATTATGCAGGAACAGCAGATTCAAACAATATTACAATAGGAAGAAATTCACAAAAAATTCATAGTGCCTCTGAAGATATGACAGTAGCAACAGAACGAGCTGCCTTTACATTAGTATTTACAGATTCTACTCAAGGTTGGCTCTTAACGGAGAAATAATAAATGGCTGATTATAAAGCTATCAAGGGCTGGACTATTCAAACAGTTTCTAGTGATCCTAGTAATCTTATTGCAGGACAAGTTTGGTATAATTCTACACTTGGAAAATTAAAAGGTGCTAAACTAGCCGCAGCAGCATGGTCTTCTGGTGGTAATTTAAATTCTGGTAGATACAGAGGTGGTGGCG